TGAAAGTCAGCACATCAAACCTCTGCTCTGAAATCTTCCTACACACTGATGAAAACCACACCTTTGTCTGCGTATTGTCTTCCCTCAACTTGGCCCGTTACGACGAGTACCGAGACTGGGTTTCCCCCAGTGGACGTACGGTCCCTCAGCTCGCCATCCACCTACTCGATGCAGTCGTCTCCGAGTTTATCCGTAAAGCCCAACACCGTGTGGGACTTGGACGGGCGGTCAAATTCGCAGAGAAGTCCAGAGCCCTCGGGCTTGGGACAATGGGACTCCACACTCTCTACCAAAAACGCGGATTACCTTTCCGATCTGAAGGGGCGAGGAGCTTAAATGTTGAATGTCATGAATGGGTACGCTCTGAGTCAGAGATCGCATCAAGAGAATTGGCAGCAAAACTGGGTGAGCCAGAATGGTGCTTGGGCAGCGGGATGCGCCACACTCACCTTACTGCTATTGCTCCTACTCGGACAAACTCTGTTATTAGTGGAGCGTTTAGTCAAGGGATTGAGCCGATTGACTCCAACTATTTCGTAGCCAAGCAGGCCAAAGGGACATTCGTTCGCAAAAATCCGGTTCTGGAGAAATTATTCTGTGAAAGGGGGGTTTCCGACAGTATCTGGGATGATATACTTGAAGCTAAGGGGAGCGTACAGCTCCTGTCTAGCGACATTCTATCAGATTCGGAGAAAGAAGTCTTTCTCACCGCTCGTGAGATTGATCAGTTTGAACTGGTCAAACAAGCTTCTGATCGGCAGCCTTTTGTGGACCAGGGACAGTCACTGAACCTGTTCGTGGACCCTGAAGCCAGCGCTGAGCATCTTTTCCGTCTGCACCTTTCTGCATGGAAGATGGGACTCAAATCCCTCTATTACCTAAAATCTAGTTCTCTGCTAACAAGGCGCCCCACACCTGCTATTGTTGTTTCCAGAGACGGTTGCCCTTGGTGTGAAAAACTCAAGGACCAATTAAAAGAAGAAGGTATCCAGTACAAAGAAATCTCCAAAGAGGAAGCCATGAGCCAAAGTTTGTGGAAATCCGATTGGCAAACCGTACCCCAACTCTGGATCAACGGAGAACATATCGGGGGCTACACCGACTACGTAAACCGAACAAACTATGCTCAAAGCCCCAGCCAAGAGTGCGAAGCCTGCCACGCCTGATATGACAAGCCGCCGCCTTAAAAAATACCCACCCCTGACAAAGTACCAAAAAGATTTGGTGGCTGAGCACAAGTGGATCGCTGGACGCCTAGCGTACAGTGCAAAATGCCTCACCGGTGGTCACACCGGTATGCTAACACGGGAAGACCTTGAGTCAGTTGCTCACTTTGCTCTATGTGTTGCCGCAACCCGCTACAGTCCAGAACGAGGTATAAAATTTAGCACCTATGCTTGGAACACAGCACGGGGCTACATTCAACACGCTTTGAGGGACCATTCTCGAATGGTTCGTCTACCTCGCTGGATCAACCAGTACCGGTATAAACTCCGTGAGCTTCTTCAAGATGGGGTCGCCTATCAGGCAGCCCTTGAAGAACTCGGCATAAACGAAGAAAGAGCCACTCTCTGTGAACTGAGCTGGGGTGAGATCCATGCCTCTTATGACCACAAACCGGAAGGTTGGAGGGAACGAGAGTTCACTTATGAAACCGACGAAGCAAAGGTCATGCTTGGAACTCCCGAGGTTCTGGAAGCCCTTAGGGCTTTGCCAGACAAAGAAATGGACATTCTTCTCCTGTTTGTAGATGATCAGCCACTACCACAAGCCGATCGTGAACGAGCCGGGGAAACATTGGCAAATCTTCGTGAGCTAGCTTATGGACGAACTGCCAGTTGAAAAACAGCTGCGGCTGGAGAGAATCCGCCGAAACCTAAAAGAGTTCAGCAGGGAGGAACTCGAAAACCTCCTAATGGACACCACCACTGCTTTAGTAAAACTAACCACCAAAGTACAAGATTTCTGTAAATCCAATGGCCTCATTTGACTCCAAGAAGTTTTTTGACTTCGCTTTCTACGCAGACACTGCCAACCCCAAGCACCGCGAAGCTTACGTTGAGCTATTCGCTGCTATCGAGAAACTTGACCCAACTCTGCTGACCGACGATGCCGAATGGGTGAAGACCTATCGTGAGAAACCCCCGGTCAAGCCAGTTCTTGCTGTACCTTACTTCAGTCAGCGGGATAACTACCGTGATGCCGCTCGCTCCTGTTTCTCTAGCAGTTGCGCCATGCTCTGTGAAACCTTGAAACCCGGTACACTCCCAGGCGCGAAAGGTGACGACAAGTATGTTCAAGAGGTATTCAAACGTGGTGATAGCACCGACGCCTCGGTTCAAATCCAAACCCTAAAACACTTCGGTATCAATGCTTCTTTCAAGACAAACGGAACACTTGGAACGATCGATGCGCTACTCGCGCAAGGCATTCCGGTTCCCATTGGTATTCTACACCACGGTCCTGCTAACGCTCCTTCTGGCGGTGGCCATTGGCTTATTGTAGTGGGCAAAGAAGGTAGCGACTACATCGTTAACGACCCCTGGGGCGAAATCACCCACTCCAATGGTACCTACCCGAGCAGCGACGGCAAACTCAAGAAATACAGCAAAGCTCTTCTTGATTCCCGTTGGACTGTAGCCAGTGCTAACGACGGCTGGTACATCCACGCCACTAAATAGGGTAAAACTACTTGCATGGTCCAGTTGGTGTCCGCGAGGCCCAGCCCTTAAAACGGTGGCGACCAAATGTGAAAGGAAGTATGCTGGATCAGGGGGCGAGTTCGAGACGCCTCCCCAGCACCCTTTCTTGTGCAGCGATGACTCTTGTGCTGCACCTGACGATCTCGAGTCTCCTATGGCAACGACACGCACACGCAGGAAACCTCCCATGAATCAGGACAGGCTTTCCGTTTTAGTGCGTATAACTGTCTTAGCATGGTCGGCTTCCCTCTTGACCGCTTCCTACCTTGGAATCATCAAGACTTTAGACGCCACCTTTATCGCGGGTCTCCTAACCTCCACTCTCGGGTCTTTCGGCCTAACTGTTATGGGTAGGAACACCGAAAATACACCCCCAGGGACTAAACCCCCGACACCACCAACACCTCGAATTAAACCGTAACATGGACCTTAAACAAGGACTGGCTCAACTGATTGACGCCTACGCTGATGCCAAAGCAAGCAAGAATTCCATTCTGCTTAGCTATGCCACTCAAGAGCTGCAGAACTTTATCCAGTCAGTGGAGATTGTTCCCGCGCCTCCCGCTGCTCCCGCAGTAGATCAAGCTTTCGCAGCCCCTGAAGAAGATTAATGTCGGACAAGCTCCCTCCCAATCACAGCGCTAGCGCCCACAAAGACAAGGTGGGACAGGTAATGCACGAGTTCAAGAGGGGGCAACTTCACTCGGGGACAGGCAAAAAAGGTAAGAAAGGTCCGACCGTTAAGAGTCGGGCCCAAGCCCTTGCCATTGGTCTGAACTACTCCGATGAAGCAGCTTTGGCTTACGCTGAGATACTGGATTTTATCTCGGCCAAAGACGCATCGGAAGCAGCAAACAGGGGTGAAACCTCTGACATTGATGCCACTCCGGGCAGGCAGAAACCTAGTAATAAAACCAAACAGGATGAGCAGGGGATGGCTGCGACCTTCCCCACTCTGCCTAAGCAAGCACCCGGCAACAACGACTACGATGAAGGTCCTTTCATCAAAAAGAATAAGAAATCAGGTTGCCCCCCTGGCACCCGTGCCGTTGGTGGCGGGATGTGTAAAAACCCGAAACCAGGCGGCAGACAGTATTTTGAAGTGGAGAAAGGCAAAGGTTGCCCCCCAGGAAGTAAGACCGCCGGCAAAGGTCGCTGCCGTGTCGACTTTGCAGAACCAGCTCCAGCGTCCGGTGTGCAGAGTGCCGTAAAAGCAGTGAATAATACGCCTTGCGCTAAGAAAGAGAAAAAGACGGAGGTAAAAGCAACCACTCCCACCCAGCCAACCCAACCTACCCAGCCAACTCAGGCAGTTACGCCGGAGAAACAAGCAGTTAAAGAAGCAGCCAAGAAACGTGCTGATCAATGCGCCAAGCAGCAGGGTAACTAATGGATTACGGTAATTTCAGCGAGAGTGCTCAAAACCTTTGGGATTTCACCCGTTGTCAAAGGTCTGACGGTAGCTATTATGGCACCCGTGGTAAGTGCCGCACAGGTACCGAGGTTGGAGCCAAACTGGCCAAATTGCCAGTAGAAAAACTCCAGAAACTTGCTGCGAACCCCAGGCTGTCAGCGACTCAGAAAAAACAGGTACAAACAGCCATATCAGAGAAAGGTGGTGCTGCGCCCGCAAAAACAG